AGGAAGAATAATATCTTCCGTTCGTCCTAACTTTTCATTGTAAAGTCGGACTTGAATATGGGCAGGATACCACTGAAGTATTTTACCAGTTCTAAGAGATTGGATATCATAACTCCCAGATTTAGTAGGATCAAGAGTTGTGTCAACTGGAACTACAGCAACACACCCTTCATCAAACATGGATATGATAATGTCTTGCATCAGAGCACGACCTGTTTGATCTGCGTTCGCGTCAAGAGTTAAACAATTATTGAAATCTGAAAAAATCGTTTCGATATATCTATCATTTTGATCTAACCGAACATGTTGTACTGAGATTGCAGCCACATCAATCCCAATTCGATTGTAGATCGAGGAAACGATCGATCGTTCATTTCCATAATTCAATCGGAATCGATCTGGACGTCTTCCATTTCCAGAACCCATTCCACTAAAAGGATTACGATACCTCATAGGGTCGCTCGAAACAAACGCGTTCCATGCGTGTTGTAGACGGTTTTTTAATGAATCTGCCATAGCATCACCTCCTTATTGTTGCTCTCAATCCTATTTTAGGTTCTCTATAAGTACGATTCCGTATTAAGGAAGTGACACCTAATGTGGTAGTATCAACATAAGCATCATCTAATGCTAAGGAAATAGCGTGTCCTTTAGCAATTCCATCAGCTCTTAATGAATTATATGAAGTTGCGCCCCAACCAGACATAAGAATGGATTGGGCGATGAGATTCCCAACGGATGTTTTTCGAACATAGTCGTTCATTCGTTTATCATGAGCTTTTGATTCTTTCAGAAATGCTTGATACTTTTTTTTATTACTTTGTGTAATTTTTGGAGAAGATAACTTCTTCTTATACCTTTCGGTTGATGGCCCAGGTGTATCGTACCCTCTATGATGTCCCCATTTCATACCAAGAACACCATAATGTTCTAAATAATCTTTCATTTCCATGTCTTTCCTCCTTTCAACAAGATTTTTATGTTGATAGAGTTTCCAATATATCATTTAATCGATTTACTAATGGTCGTAGACTCCGACTCTTTCGAAGAGTGGCTTCGGTTGTTTCTAAATTCTCTCCTGGCATTGGTTGGAGACTTGCTAATGCAGCTTTAATACTTTCTTTGGTTAATTGGTTCACGGTTTTAGTTTTTATTGTTTTTTCAGGATCTAATAAAATTAAAGGAAGTCGAGCTAGTCTTCCCGCATCATTATCATCAACTAATGCGTTATAACCTCGTTTTTGCAATTCTTCTTTATAAATTTGTCCAGCCCTATAGTCTGGGTTGCAAAGACGAGTAGCGAAAGTGTTATAAAGCCGTTTTGAATATACTTCAGGACTAACCCCAGCAGCATTCATATGACCGGCTAAATCATATCCTGATTCTTTAGCAAATTCGGGATGAGTTTTAATAAGTTCTGTTATAAGATCAACTCTTTTTTTCGCTGATGGCGATTTAAGATCCTCTACTGCTTCCATTGTCATATGATAAATTTTTGTTTTTTCATTTGCTACGTAATTCGCACGCCATAACATAGGCATAAATACTTTATATCGATTCGCATCATCCTCATGAAAACTAATATACGCACCTGGACGAACAACTTCATTCTCGGCAGTTGTTATACGATTTAAAGTTTGTCCTGCTTTTACAATTAAATCATTATCGTCTAAAGACTTATATTTAGCTTCTGATATGATGTCATAACGATGAAGATCATGGTCACACCATGTGGCTAACCAATTTGTTTTTACAATATCTTTTTTCGAACCAACATTAAACCCTAATTTTTTATATGCTGCTTGTTCTTCTGCAGTAATATCAATCAATGGTTTATTTGCAACTAATTCTGAAACGCCTTTGCCTCCAAATTTGCTAAAGAAACCACTAACACATCGTTCAACACCTTCAGGATTTCTCGAATATATCATGGCGGCAGCCGCAACTGTTAGAGTTACGCCAACCCCAAGTCCTAATAAAATTTTCTCATCATGTTGGCGTCTTGCTTCCTGTTGTTTTTTGGTTAATTTTGGTTTTTTTATAGCTTTATGATCTAAAACTGCTGCATAAGGATTCTCTTTTAAAATATCTGCATTTTGTTCTGCAACACTTTTTTTTCGAAAAGCAGAAGGAAGAAAATCTTCTACTTTATGATGCCCCCAACGCATTCCAAGAATTCCATGATGTTCAAAAAAGTCTTTATCCATCTTATACCTCCTCTCTAAATGCAATAAGATGTTGCTTTTATGTTATTTTTTCTTATTGTTTAAGAGTTCATCGATTCTTCGATTAACATCTCTTAAATCCGTTGTGTTTTGGTAAACTAAACCACGTCTTAATTTCGAACCTAATGTGCCCTCTTTTTTTGATGCTCTATTCGCTTTAGAAGTGATTATCGGGTGTCTCAGACTAGAGACTTGCATTTTTCCAGCTTCTTTTAACCATGAATGAGCCCAACCAACTGCATGTTCATGATTATCCGCTTTTTGAAGTTTCTTTTTATATTTATTTATATTGGCTTCTACAGCATCTGCCTCTGCATGCATACCGCCTTTTCTAAGAGATATAACATCTTTTGTCTGCGCATTAATAGCACTTTTTAATCTTTTTTTATTAAGACTAGATAAGAATCCATCAGCATGTCCTGATTCTACTTTACGATGACCCCAGTGCATTCCGAGTATACCATGATGTTCTAAAAAATCTTCATTTATATCTTCCACTTATCGCACGCCCTTTCTATTCGAAACTATCTTTATTCGCCTTGTATGATACATATGCATCCATTAATGCAGAGACAGCGTCAATTTTTTGTGCAACTCTTTTCTTTAATAATTTGCGATTACCATTTGTATCTTCGAGAGTTACAGCATTACCCATCGCGAACGTCATTAATTCTTGATCAAATATCAACATGCGTTCTTCTGCTAATGTCTTGAGTTCCCCTAAAGGTACTGATTCTGTTTTTGCTCCTTGGATAACCTTCTCAATAGCATAAGGACCGTTTTCTGTCTCCCAACGGGTTACAAACTCTTTTGCATTATATGGATCGAACCCAAAACACCTAACATCATAACTAGACTCCATAATGTATTGATCGAGATCCTCATAAACTTCCATCATATCAAGAACGGTGCATTCGAGAACTATCAAACTTCCTTCTTCCATGAACTGCTCGTATTTTATACGCATTGCTCCTGGAAGTTTCATTAAAGTTAAAGATGAAATATAACAACGCGTCTTAACACCAAAAGTTCCTGTTGGTAAAGGAAATAAGAAGGTAAACGCACAGAAGTCGTCTCCTTGCGAAAGATCTGCTCCTAACGCGCAAGCCATAGACCAGAAGTCACGTTTACGATGCGGTAAAGTTTCTTCGTATGTAAAGAAATATGTGTATCCTTCCATAGGAAGACCAAACCGTTTGGCAAGAATATCATTTCGAGAAGCAGGAGCTTTCTCAGCTCTCTCAACATCTAGTTGATAGGTTTCATATGTGACTGTTTTTCCAAGATTAGGATTGGCCTTTAACCACATTGCCGGGTTAGCGACTTCTTTAATATCGTCTAGTTTATAAAACCAAATAGATACATGGGGATTAATATACTCGCCTTTGAGAATGTCCATTAATTCCATTTTGATTGTGTCGCCGCTACTATTACGAACGGTACCTTCGGAACTCATAGCTATAATAAGATAGTCGTCAAGTTTCGAAGCCCCTTGTTCAACGGCGCCCACAATGTCTTCGCGTATATCGCCAGACAACCATTCGTCAATTGTAGAAATCTTAGGTCTTAATCCTTGTAGTTTATCAATAGACATTGGCCGAACTTCAAGTATCGAACCAGTTAGAAAATTCTCAATTCCTTTTTTAGTTGATGCTAACTTAACACGATTTGCACGCGACCCCGTAGTGTTTTGAAGAGAACCTTCGGTTAAGAACTTAAAGAGAGGACCACGTGCGCGCGTAATAGAAGTTCGAATTGGTGACATGACTTCTTCGGCTTGTTTCATTGTCGGACCAGTTGTGATTTGATGGGTAGTCGATGTGTCAACATTCAAAAAATAACTTTGAACATTCGAACCATACATTGACTTCGCGCCGCCACGAGCTAAGACAAGATACTGTTTATTGATTAATCTTTTCTTCACTGTTTTACGGACGAATTTACCACCATGATTATTCTTGGATGGTTGATAAACACTTCGATCTAAAAAGTAATACCATCCAAATATTTGTTCGGCCCAAAGTTTAAATGAGTCAAGCAAAACCAAATCCGCACCATCTGTGAGAGTTAGTTCGTTTTCACAGTATAAAACAAAACCATCTACAGCTTTGTCATCATAGTAGATCCCAGGATTTGCAATGAGATCATCAATGCGATTCATCTCCATGGAAATTTCTTTACAAACTGGGATCTCCCCTTTAAGTACTGCTTTACGAAACGCGTCGTAATATTTAGGTGTTGCTGTATTTGATAATGCCATTTTGTTTCACCTACGCTCTTGCTAACATTGCAATCATTATACGTTTAACTAAAGCGGCTTCAACTGCTTTTGCGGCTGCATGTTCGGCCATCTTAGTTGTGGCTTTTGCTAATAATAACTCGGCACCCTTACCCATGTATTTCCCTAAGTAAGCAGAGGCAGTAACACTTGCTCCGCCAACGAGTAGATTCTTAACCCATTTTTCACCAGCGGACACTTTTCTTTTATTCAATTCATGATAAGACTTTTCCAATTGCATCCGTTCGTTAAACTGTTTAATCTCAATGTTGGACTGTGTGTGAATAGGTTTCTTCTTCAATTCTTCTTTTTTTAAATGATCTGGATGGGATACGGAAACAGATTCGGCTTTACGATGTCCCCAATGCATTCCAAGAATTCCATGATGCTCAAAAAAAGAATCAGTTCTTTCTTCATTCTCCATTTTCAATCGCCCCTTCCGCTTCTAATAATTCGTTCTCAACTTTTACATTGAGACGCCATTCGATTTCACTAATCTGATTTTTGATAGCCTCCAGAACAAAGGAACTCGAAGGCGGATCAAAGATCAAACGTACTTTCAAATATATGTAGGTCTTTGCGGATTCTAAAACTGGATTCTCTCCGAAATAATCGGCCCATGTATCTAATGTATCAGTAATTGAAAAACCACCAACTGGTCCAACACCCAGTTGATTCAAATTTATAAACATTGAATTGATAAATATAGTTATGTCTTGATCGAACGAGGTATCCTCTGCGCCAACACCTAACATTTTTTTAATTGATGTGAGAATACTTTCCATTGTGTAATCAGTTGTCACTACAGGTGGAGTTTCGGCCATGTTCATCACCTCCAATTTTATTAACGCCAAGGACAAGTATCATATCGTCGTCTTTCAATGGGTAACTTTGGAAGTAACGACTCGTTTCCATAGTGTATTGCTAAGTGCGTGTTATAAGAAGAAGATATTAGAAATCTGGGATCGTAAATTATCTCACGACCCATCTCAATATCCTCAATCGTGATTGGATTCATATGGTGAATGTAAATCTTTCCTCGGATCTCATAATCTTTAATACCAAGGTCGCAACCTTCATCTCGTATGATCACAACATCTCTTGTTCGTAACCAACGGCCAGATTTGTATAACATTTGATTTAAATATCGATCAAACCCGAAAGTACTTTCGCCAACTAACCCGCCAATACGCAAATATTCGTATCGTTCTTCGAAAGTTCTTAGTCGTTTTAACTCCGAATAAGATCTAATCATAATTATCATCTTCTTTTAGTTGTCCACTGTAAGTACGCATCGCGTTTAATGCATCCTTATAAAGTTCTTCGACTTTTTTGGCAGAATAGATAGCATCAGTTTTCGCTTGAAGAAAATCCACTTGTTTCTCTAAAATCGCCTTCTCAAGACGTTCTTTTGTCGATCCTAACTTAAGATAATGGGTTATAACTTGAGATGAGGCCTTTCCTTGGTCCAATTGTTTTTCTGCTAAATCGATTGCTTTTGCTATTAATTGGTCTTCTCGTGCTTCTGGTGTAGTTGCAGGAGGTCGTCGTCTCTTTGGCGGTATTTCATCTTTTTTCGGACTCGCCATGCCGGTCGCCTCCTATCTCTATAGTTCTTTGCATAACTAGGCCCCTTTCAAGATACTTCCCAGAGACTTTTAAAAGAAGCGAAGGCAGTTTCAAACGCTTTTCAGCGCCTCTTGAAAGGAGAACAGGTTCACCAGGCCTGTTTTTTGTGAAACGCCCTCGACTTCTTTGGAAAAGTCTCTAAAAAATGACCCCCCGGAGAATTTTTATGGACAAGCGCGATGCAGGAGGGGGGTCTATTTTGCGAGACCCCTCCCCCGTATGCGACTAAGTATCGTCACTAACTGTGACCTTTCTATACAAACCATTAACATTGTCTTTAACAATCTCATCAATTGCTTGTTCGATGGCCAAGTGTTGATCTTCTTGACTTAGTTCGTCTGATGTATGGACTATCCTTGCTAAGTACGAGCAGGTGTAGTGCTTCTTACGTTCATCATAAGCAAGCCAGTCATCCCATTGAGTGAAGGGATCAAAGGGGTTATCAACAGTTGTTAACATAGACTGTGTCATACTACTTATCTCCTTTCACATTACTCAAGTGCCTTCTTCAATGTGGTTACAGACACACCTAAAGCAAGCGCTACTTCTGCTTGTGTGTGTCCCGATGCTAACAATGCTCGAGCATGGGCCGTCTTGTTAGGCGTCATAGTAAGCTTTGTGCGAGGTGTTGCTAATTGTTTAATACGATCTAAGTCTGTGTTGCTTAGTATCTGATTAAGCACATTAGTAGTAACAGCGCCTGCTTGAATCGCTTCCCATTGCTTGTCTGTTATCTCAATAGCCTTCTTCTTTGCCCCGACTCGTGTTCGCATCTCTGTTAATGTCATGTTACTGATCTTCTTAAGATCTGCTTTATCTATGAACGAGTTGGCTTTCTTCTCTCTGACAGCCATGTTACCTAAGGCTTGCGCTTGTCTCTCGAGTGGTTTATTCTTCTGGGCTATATTTAGATTAGCCTTTAATGTATCAACTTCCGCTTTATATGTTTCTTTTGCAGACGGAGACACCCGCATAGGAGGCACTTGTAATGCTTCTTTTCTAGCAGTATTAGCAAGAGCCTTCAATTGGTTAGCATGATTAGCATATACTGTTTCCATACGCGTGCCTGATGAAAGAGCAAAAGCGTCTTCAACTTCTGCCATCTTAGTAGATTGAACTGTCTTTTTAATAATTTCTTCTTTGATTACGCCTTCTTTTAATAGTTTTTCCTTTTCTTTTTGTGATACACCTTTTAATGAATATGGCTTTCCTGTTGATGCATCTTTGTAAAGTGAATATGTTGCATTCTTTCCGCCATATTCATATAATTTCTTTCCCGTTTCAGGATCAACATAAACCCTTTTAGTTTTCCCGGTTAAAGGATTCAGAACTTTTTTCCCTGCTTCACGATATGGAACTAACTCTTTAGATTTCGCTCTTGAAAGTAAAGTAGCAGCTCCGCCCGCTTCTCCGTTTGGTTTTGCTTGGTATTTTTTCTTTAAACTAGCAATACTATTGTCGTTATAAGAAGACTTGTAATCTAAATGATGTTTCTCTGAATCGATGACAACCATCGAATGCCGAACTGCTTTTGCAATTTCATCAGTATCGGCCCCTTGAATGGTCATGTCTGTAATTAGATTAGATATTTGCCCCATTTGGGTTTGTTTATTCTGCGTCTTAGGACGTTTTCCTTGAAAATCTACTTTCTGTGTTTCAGCATTCCATATTCCCCCGTCAACTGTTACCATTTTATCATATGGAGGATATGATTCTTTAGGATCAAAATTCTTTAAACCTTTTAATGCTGAACCAATTTGAATATGTTTATCTTTATTCGGAATGACTAAAACTGCATCTCCATCGAAATCTGCACCTGATAAACGTTCAGCAACCTTTGCGTTGATTCCAACAGCATCTTGGGCATCATTTCCAGCTTCTTTATTTAAACTGAATAGATGTTTAGCTTCTGGTTGCTTATTATTAACTGTTAATTCTGGAATTTCAAATATACCACCATGAGGATGACGAATAAGAACCACACGTTCGCCATTATTGAAATTTGGTGCGTAAATTTCATTTTCTTTCATAGATGTAATAGGAAGAAGAACCTGAGCTCTTTGTCGTGGTAAAGCCGCAGCTTTAAGTTTAACAGAAGCCGAATCGCAATCGTCAGCAAATGATTCAAGAAGTTTCTTTTTTACAACTGGATTAGTATAAGACATAATTTCGTCAAATGTATCTTTCTTTTCTGCATATGTCAAACCTAATTGTTGTTTTGCTAATTCTGTAGATTGCTTTGCTAATACTTGGGACGATAGAGTTTTTGTCCATTTATCCCAAGAACCTTCTTCCCCTGACCCTTCTTTATAGCCAACCGTGTTTAATGCCGAGAGTTGTTCTTTTCCATCTTTGTCAATGTAATGTTTTTGCCGAACAGTTGACCCAAATGGATTATCGGGATCGTTTTCGTTTCCTTTAAAAACTTTTTCTTTTGGTGTTCCTTGATGCTTGTTAGTGTTATAAATAACATCAAACCCTTTAGGAATATCATCATTATACATAGCCATGCCTTTCATATAATGAGTTCCATCAACACCAATTCGAACTTGAGCGTAATGCTTTGCGCCTAAAGAAAGTTCTGGCACACCAGGACGAATTTCAATAACACCATCTTTAAGCGCGCCACCTTCTTCATTGTATCGAATTTTAATCTTCTTCGAATCGATACTTCTTATTGGTTCAAGACCTAAAATAGAGCGACCTCCATCTTCAGTGTAATGGTTGATTACATGAATCTTGTCGATATTGTTTAGAACTTCAGGATAACTAACATCGTTTTTCGTTAACACAATCATGTTAGTATTTTTTCCTGTTCCTAATTGAGGAATATCAAATTTATGAGTTCGATAACCTTCTGGCTCCAACATAGCAATTGCAACCTTAAGTTTAGTTCGACTAACACCAATTTGATTCTCAATGCCAAGACCCACATCGGTATATTTATATTTGTCGACGTCATCTTTTAGCATACCAGCTACATTTTTTAGAATATCATTTCTCTGTTGAACTATAGGATCAAGAAAAGAACGAATTGTAGGTTCAGGATATCCAGTCCTTCGACTAATCTCCATGTTTGAATATCCTTTGTCTTTGAGTTTCATGATTTGGCGTCTTTTATCCTCAATTTTGATATTTCTTGCAATGGTTTTTGCTGCTCGTAATTGATTAATTTTTAAATTATATCCATCAGCAATTACCTTCTCTTTAACTCCTTGTTTTTCTAGAGCATGAACGTCTTGCAAGAACGTTAAACTTCTTTGGGGATTCTTTCCTGACCCCCATGGATATCGACCTGAATGACGCTTAGTTCCGGTGTGTTTGATAACATCCGACATTATCTATTCCTCCTCGCTAATCATCATACGATCTATCTGTTTATCAAACATTACGATTTTATCCATAATGCGATGAATATCTTCCACGAGTGGCTCATAAACTAGAACTTCATCAAGTTGATAAATCCGAAGTTCAATCTTAATGTCTTCTGGTTTAACACGATACTCAAGACAGAACAAAGCGGTGTATACTTCAAGTTGATGAATCGAGACGGCAGTCTCTCCGGTTTTTAAATCGTGTATCCTTAGAAAATTCTGTCTGAAAGAAATAGCATCTGCGGTACCAAAACAATTATTAGAATAATATAACAATTGTTCTGTGGTCATCTTATACCCAATGGCATCGTTCACATAAAGATTGAGTGTCTTTTTTGATTTAGGTAACCTTTGTCCTAACCGAATAGATTCACAAGCATAGGCATGTAAACGAACACCTTTTTGTGTAGCTAAAAATTTCTTATATGTGTTCTCGAGTTTTTCTTCTGAATAATTTATCCAGTGATATTTACTTGCGCTTAGAAATGCGTGTTGCCCTTCGAGTT